AGCTAAAGAACTCACCAGGGCTACTACCAAGAGCACTGCGTTTGTCTGCGTCAAGCAGGACTAAAATTCGGAGTAAAATCGTGAACGAACGAATCAAGGAACTTAAACACCAAGCATCACTGTGGTGTGATAAGAATATTCCTGAGCAATATTCTGAAGAAACCAATAGTTATGGTACGGCTTGGGAAGACAAGTTCGCCGAGCTGTTGATTCAGGAATGTGCAACATATGTCAAAAATTCAAATTGCTTTACTTATGCTAGTCAAGCAGACTTATGTGCTGAAAGAATGAACAAACATTTCGGAGTTGAATTCAAATAAAATGACTTGGATGAATCTTCTGATAAACGTTCCGCTGATCTTCCTGGGTTTTTGGGTTGCATCCCTTAACAAGCGATGGTCATTTCCATGGTGGTTGAATATGGTTGCAAGCGCCACCAATGCGGCTCTTGTGATGTGGCTATTGGTACGGGCGTAAAAAGGCTTGACATTAAATCTAGAATCCACTATACTGGTAACAGTTAGAAGGAGTTGATGATGCGTACCAAGACACTATTCCAAGGTTTCAAGAATTCTCAGAAGCTTCGCGTTATCGTTGATGGCATGGGCATCTACATGACGATCAGTGAGATTTACGAGAAGTTTGCCACCACTCCTCACCGTATAGCGGTGCTGTTGACGATTGAAAAGCTGGCTGGCGAGCGGGAGACTGCCCGCGCCTTGCATGGCTGGGCTGGTGTTCCGTCTGGTCTGTCTCACCGAATCACCGTTGATTCCCGTGAATTTGACGTCCAGATTGACGTCATGTGACGTTGTTGACATTTATTCTAAGATCCCTTATACTGGTAACAGTTAGAAGGATTTAGTGATGTACCCCGATATTGCTAGAATTAGTCGTAGGTTACTTCGTGGAACCTACCAAAAAGTCAGCCAACGATTGCTCAAGGGGCAGCCTAAACCCAAACGATGTGGTAGTGTGTACAATGGACGATTCCTTACTGGTACCAAAAGCCTGCATCGTACTCCGCAAAGTCGCCGCTGGCAGATGTTTTGGCGCATGAAGAATCGCAGGGTTGACATTTAATCTAAGATCCCTTATACTGGTGACAAGTTAGAAGGAGTTAGTGATGTTTCAATTCAGCACACAATCGGACGCGGAAGTTTTTCGTACTCTGTCCTATCTTGCCAAGTCCAATAACGGGCAGTTCAAGAGTGTGAAGCAAGCGCAGTTTCTGACGAAGCAATACAAGCGCTCTTTCGCTGAAATTCAACATACCGTTGACTCCGTCAAGAAGCACTTCAACATTGACATCACTGACACTCAGTATACAGTGTCCGTTGATGCTTGGATGCAGTGGGCGGGATATGGTGTGCGGGGTAACCGACCCATCATGTGGATTTTCGTGATGGACGACCAGGGTGTCGTTGCCCAATACAAGTTGGGTTTTGTGGGTGACATGCGCAAGGGTTGCGGTGTTGATCCCCAGAAGACCACCAAGCTGTGGGAACGAGTTGGCGAGGTTACGCCCCTGGTGATGCCTGTTGTGGAACAAGCTCCCGAATCGAACTTCGTGGGTGTTCCTGGAGAGCGCATCGAGATCGTGGGTACTATCAAGGCTGTGTTCGAGTTCAACAAGACTCGCCGTTTCAGCTACTACGACTCCGGCATCGGGTACGTTACCAAGGTTGACGTAAACGGCAATGATGTCGTATACTTCGGAAAGTTGGGTGAGAAGGGTGATCATGTTGCAGTGAAGGCAACCATCAAGGACCACAGTGTTCGTGATGGTCGCAAGCAAACGATTATCTCCCGTCCCCGTGCCATCTAAGGTTTAGAAATGGAAGCGTTGCGTGAAGTTACTACTTGGAAGTCGGATTACCGAGCTCCCAACCATATATACCTGATGGATGGTGCAAAGGCAGTTGCCTACATCCCCTGGGGAACAGAAGAACCCGTGTACTTCAAGGTTCCGATGCATCTCGACAAGCGAGGTCGTCAGTTCGTGAAGATGTCAACCAAGTTGTTCAAGGAAACAAAGGAAACCCGAATCAGAGTAGAGGGTTCCAAAGGAAACGTTTACTTCGTTGATCCTGTTGAAATGACCTGCACGTGCGCGGGATTTGCTTTTCGAGGTAAGTGCAAGCACCTCAATGCAATGTAAGACAATATAATGGACTCTAAATTTAGCGATACTAGTTGGGGAATGGTATCCCAAGCTAACCAAATGGTAAAACTGGGTGCGCGTCCCACACCCAAACCTTCTGGTCCTCTAAGCACAGAAGAATTAAAAGAAATTAAGGAATTTTGCGTTCGTCTGTTGGGTCCCGACATTGTACTATATGTAAAAGACAAGACGGGAACGAGTGAAAACGACCTTTGTTACGTCATGATTGAAGTACGGCGTCAAGTAAATGACCGAGTATCAATGCAGGATGCCCTTGCAAGGCGCCTTCAAACTGTTTTCGAGGGACGTAGGGCACGTATAATGTTGGTTGATTCCCAAACCAAACTTACAGATGAATTACGAAGATTCAGAATAATTTCACGCCAAATTTAATATGTCAACAACTTTTTGGGTGATTTTTATCGGAAATCCCCTTGCAGGGTATTGAAATTTATTCCCGGTTCGTTTATACTATAGGTACAGTGAAGAACAAGGAGTTGAAGATGGATCGAGTAGAAATGACAGTGTTTGGTAAGCGTGCTCTTGTTGACTCCGACATGGTCAAGAAGATGGAAAAGAAGCAAGAACTTACTCATCAAGCTCGGAGCTTGCAAATTTTCATCAAGGAAGATCCTAGTGGTCGCGCGTATGCGCGCGGGCTGCTCGACAGGGTCATGGGCAAACTGATCCGCCTTAACCGTACCATCCGTCCCACTGTTCAATTTCTGGAGTAAAGAAATGGGTGTGATGAAGAACATTGTCATTGAAGTCCTGGAACTTCATGACGAAGGATACTCCGTAAATGAGATTGCGGAGCGCATGGGTCAAAATCAAGTCGATGTTGGGTTCATTGTAACTGAGTTCACATTGGGCACTGATTTTGAAGTACCCGAACAAAAAGTTCAATTCCAAGACGTTGAGTTTGAAGACGTTCCGTTCTAAGGAGAAGTAATCATGATGTACCAGTTTTCAGAGAAAGAGTTGGACGAAATCCAATTTGTTATGGAAGTAAACCAAGAATTTGGTCCCCGCGCGGCATTTCGGTTCTACCACAAACTCTCCGACAGAACTATCATTCCCACCGAAGACGTGGAAGACTTCATCATCTCGTTCATGTCGCAGTACAATGCAAAACACCCAATGACCTATTAGAATTGTGCGTTGACGTTTATTCGAGTTCGTGCTAAACTATAGAAACTAAGGAGTTTATATGACATCAGATACAAAGGGTTTCCTTTTCCTCGTCACGGCAGGTTTGATTATGCTGGGTGTTGGTGGGGGCGTGTCACAACTGCCCCCGGATGCGGGGTATTTTCAGTGGGCTGGTTTGCTTCTGGCTCTTATTGTTGCTTTCATTTCCGGAGTGTTGGGTTATTCATATGTCAACGAGCGCTAATATGGAAACGCAGGGTAAGCTTTTTACCAACGATGATGTGCTGGCTCTTCAGGAACGCAATCGGGTTCGTGTCAAGGAACTGATTGCCGCCATGGGAGATAAGTATCTTCTGCATCCGCAGAATCGAATCGCTCGCCAGAAAAATCAACGCACGGTCATTGAAAATGCGGGACAAGCTAATTAGGCGGGTCATTGAGCTATCGGTTGAAGTGGACAACGACAACCTGGAATTCGTAAACTGGGATCTCCTCAGTAACAACGAGATTCTAGATATGTTCAAGCGCCTTATTATGGTTGACACAATCATGAAAGCACAAAATGTCGAAGACAACTAAGTCTCTTGCCCAACACCTTAGAATTGAAGAACATCGTCTTGCCCGTGGCAATTTTTCTAGTAGGTCCAGCAGCAAACGTAAAGTACCAAAATCAATGATTACAGATAACATCTTTATATCCACCGACGGTTGTAATGATTACATTCAGAATGAATTTTTGCTGAGTCGGTACGAGAAGGGCATTAACACTTACACCAAGACCTTCAACATCGATCTAACTAACCGGGTTGAATGGGACAATTTCATACAGTCCCTCTGCAACGATTATTTCGTGAACGTGCAGAGGAATCGCGGTCTCGTTATGCAGCGGGATCGTGGGATCTTCACCTACTCGACAACCTATGACAATACCACACTGACTATTGCTGGTGATAAGGATTGGGTAGAAGTACACGAAGCAACTATCTTTAGCAAGTTTGAACCCATTCGCTGTACCGTTGAATGGTATTACACCGCGGATGGTGAAAGCACAACAATCAAGCTAGCCAACGATATGCTTCCATGCAGTGAGATGTACCCATGGATGAGCGAACCCCTGGACGTGTACTACAAGAATTTCATGGCAAGTAAAGCCAGCATTCTGCTATTGCTGGGACCCCCGGGCACCGGAAAAACGAGCTGGATCAAGGGCTTGCTGCACGAGACAAAAAACAACGGCATCGTGACATACGATCCGGAAATTCTCAAGCGGGATTATGTGTTTGCCAACTTCATCTCCGGGGAAGCAAACGTCATGGTAATCGAAGATGCCGATGTGTTTCTAAAGTCCCGCGAAGGTCACGGCAACGATCTGATGCATAAGTTTCTAAACATTGGCTCGGGATTGATCTCATCGCCAAATAAGAAGATTATCTTCAGCACAAACTTGACCAACATTCGCGATGTTGATGAGGCGCTGGTTCGCCCCGGACGTTGTTATGACGTATTAGAATTTAGAAATCTAACCGTTGAGGAAGCAAAGATCCTAGCACACGCAAAGGGTATTGACTTTAACCCAGATCTATGTAATAATAGTCTGACAGTGGCTGAAGTCTTCAATCAGAAGACCAACCAAGATATCAAGCGGTTCAATCGTTCAGTAGGATTTATTTGAAATGAATTACAGTCAACTTAATGACGTTCTGTCTCAGACAATTGCAAACGATGGTAACTTACGTGAACTGCGTAAGTCATGGGGCAATCATTTGGCAAAGGTCTCAAAGTTTATTGAGATGTTTCTAGATAAGTACGGAGATCGTATCATGGGTGATAAGGACAACACGCCCGAATGGAATCTTTACAGTAAAAAGACAGAGGAATACAATACATATGCACGAGCAATTCGAAACGTTGAATACTTCATTGCAAAAGACAATGTTTCAAAACTCTAATGAGTTTTCCCTCTTCATCGAAACAATGGCTATCGACGAGGGCATTAGTTGCTACAATGCGTTGTTGAACTATTGCCACGACAACGACATCGATCCCGAAGACATTGCAAAGAACGTGAACAAGAATCTGAAGGAAAAACTGGCAGTAGAATTTGCTGAAATGGGACTGCTAAAGAAATCTCCTAGTTTGTATGACTAAGATGATCGCACCCGAAAGATGCTTTCAGTTGTACCTTTCCATCAAGACACACTTCGCAAACGAGAAGTACGATGCAATTAAGCACAATGGTAGAATCAAGAACGCTACCATTGATGACTTCAACAAGAGAAACGACAAGGCATTGATTACACTTGCAGCCAAACGGTTTTATGATACAAAACACGCTGCATCGTTCTTTGTTGCCAACTTTGCGTATGGTAACACATATCCTTTTGATGACGAAGAGAAAGCAACCAAGCTGTACACACAATGGCAGCGCAATCGTCAATCTCTTACTAAGATGTTCATGGACGATCTAGACTATCTTACGCTAAAGGGTGTAAGTTACGAAAAATTAGTATCCATAGAACAAATCCCGCCCCTTTTCGTTGCGTACAAATCAGGTAAGATCAACATAGAGACACTTACCATTATGAATGCACTCGAGAATTTTTCTGATAGTTGGAAAAGCATCTTCCATCTCTGGAGGGATGATCTTCTGCGTATCAGAAAACTAGAAAGTTTCATCAAGTTCGATGAGGCTAAATTTCAACAAATCTATTCTGACTTTAAGGAATCTTTGGTAGCACACCATGAAGAAGTTTGACGAGTTCGACGACAACGAACAAAAGATTTACAAGAAGCGTTCAAAGCGCGCATCCAATCGTCCAGGCGAGGGGATTCGCATACTAAATAGCTTTGTCGAGGAAGAAGACTATTATCTAGATCTAGAAGATGATGTTGAATCCCAAGACGAAGTAGTGTATAATAAAACATCCTAACAACCATCGAATCAAAGGAAAATTTATGAACTTAGAACAACTACGCGCAATGCGTAAGTCATCAAGCAATACTCTATCTAAGATTGCTTCCGAACTACAAAAACAAGACTCATCTTCATCTAACAAGCGTGATGATGATCGTTTTTGGAAAGCACAAGTAGACAAGGCAGGTAATGGATCGGCAGTGATTCGTTTTCTTCCTGCACTTGATGGTAATGATCTACCATGGGTCAAGATCTATGACCATGGCTTTCAGGGTCCCACTGGTAAGTGGTACATCGAGAGGTGTCTAACGACTATTGGTCAAGCTGATCCTGTTGTTGAGCACTGTAATGATCTCTGGGCTACTGGTCTAGAAGCGGATAAGGAAGTAGCGAAGAAGCGTAAGCGTCGTCTTTCTTACATTTGTAATGTGCTTGTGGTAAGCGATCCCAAGAATCCCGAAAACGATGGACAGGTAAAACTGTTCAAGTTTGGTAAGAAAATCTTTGACAAGATCAAGGACAAGCTACAGCCAACGTTTGAGGATGAAAAAGCTGTTGATGTGTTCAATCCTTTTGAGGGTTGCAATTTCCGTCTACGTATTCGTAAGGTAGATGGGTATTCCAACACCGACAAGAGCGAGTTTGATAGCCCAGCGCCTATCAACGAAGACGACGAGGAAACCCTTGCTATTCTAAACAAGCGCCATTCACTAGCAGAGTTCGTGGATCCCAAGAACTTCAAGAGCTATGATGAGTTGAAGCGTAAGTTGGACTCCGTTCTTTCTGGTACACAGAGTGCCGGTAACAAGAAGGCAGCGGACTTCCTTCTGGAAGATGAACCCGAGGTAGCCGAGAAGCCTCCATTGAAGGAGAAGAAGGCAGCAGCGCCAAAAGCTGCTCCTAAAGAGGATGATGAAGACCTTAGTTTCTTCGAATCGCTAATCGACGAATAAAACAAAGCCCCGAAAGGGGCTTTTTCGTTAGTACCTTGTTCTTAGGTAATCAGAAATAGAGGGTTCTTTATTTCTGATATTCGTCGTGAACGGTTGCAGAACAATCTGACTTCCACCACCCTGGGGTACAACTACAGGAGCGGGTGCTTGTACAACAATATTCTTACCCATTGCGGCAGCAGCGGCAATTCCGTTACCATCTGGTGGTGCTGATGCTAATTTACCAGAAACATCTTTTGCTGTAAAACTTTTTGTGTCAAAACCACTAAACAAGTTCTTTGCACCGGCAACTCCTCGTTCAAACAGAGATTTGGGTTCATCTGAAACTGATTTCCCGAGAGCACCACCGATGACTACTTTGGGTTCAGCACCGGCAACACCCTGCAGTGCTAGAGCTTGCGGTTCTTGTGATGCGCCGGTTGTTTCAACTGTTGGTCTACCCATACCAAACAAGTTCTTTGCACCGGCAACACCCTTTCCGATAAAACCGCCAATGTTTTGACCCACAGAGGAACCAGAGATAGCACCTATTGCACCACCAGCAAGACCACCAACAACCGTACCAATTGGTCCAACAAAAGAACCAAGTAGAGCACCAGCCTTGACGCCCGCAAGAGCACCAACTGCCATGCCTGTTCCCTTACCAACAGCGCCGCCTTTGTTCTCTGTTGTTTCGGCATCAATTTGTTCTTTTTGTTTTAGAGCTTCGTCGGGAGTAATCTCTCCATTCTTTAGAGCTTCGTCAATTGCGGCTCTTTTTTCTTCGCCTTGTCTATCTGCATCTTGATACCCAGAGTATGCGGTATACGCACCCATACCAACCGCTGCTGCACCTCCAAGGAGTTTACTTGCCAGGGGATTTTTAGCAGCAAGACCAAGAGCACTTCGGGCACCTCTTGCAATTTTTTTAGCACCTGATGCTAGAGCACCAGCGGCAGTTGCCAACAATCCCTTTCCGGGTAATGGTATACTTGGAAGACTAAATGATGAACCTTCTGTAGGAGATGCGGGAGCTCCGCCAGAACCTTGCCTCAATAATGTGGCGATCTCTGATAGTAGAGCAGTTTGTTTTTCGTTTTCCTTTGCTTGAACTTCTTGGCGTTGTATTTCTTCCTGTTTTTCTTCTTCAGTATACTTTACAGGCTCTTTTGTACTATCCTTCTCCTTCATTGGGGGCAGACGTGACACATCCGCAGCAGAAATCTTTCTAAGTAGCTCTGGTTTCTCTGCACCCACACCTAACTTCTCTATCTGTTTTTCCGAGTAACCCATTTCCTTGTAGGATTGAATCTGGGTTTCTATCTCTTTAAGTTTTTCAGTTGATTCTTTTATCGTCTTGAAATCTCTTTCAAGTTGTTTTCTAATTTCTCTCTCGGACATTCCCTTGAATTGTTCTTGGCGAAGTACCTTTTCAGTCTTTATGAATGTTTCTTTTTGTTGGCGCTTTTCTACAATTTCGCGCCCCTTCTCGGGCATGCCAATTGAACCCAAAGCGACTTCCGTGAGATAGTTCTTTATGTTTGAACCAGTGGACTTTGCAACAATACTCTTATCGGCATCTCTTCTTGCAAGAATTGACGCAAGAAGATCGCTTTCACTCCTACCTGGAACTACAGGTGCTTTTTCTGTAGGAGCAAAGGTTGGTACAGCAGGTGGAGTAGGAATATCAGTCTGTTGTTTGAGTGCTTCCAAATTTGTTGTTACTGCTTTTTCTACAGTAGAAACAGAATTTGAAACAACCTTGCCTGAATCCTTCACGAACTGCTTTAGTTCTGCATTGACTCCTTCTTTGAAACCAACAAAGAATTCCTTTATCATATCCGAGAAACGCATCGCAATGTTTTGCAATGCCGGGGACGACTTAGATAGTTCTTTTTCAAATCCTTGTATTGTTGATTTGACCAGTTCGTCTCCAAGAGACTGCGCTTGTTCTTCAGTAAGAGAAAGACCCTGCTCTTGTTCTTGCACAAGATCCTTGTTTTTTGCTCTTAATTTTACCAAGGCATTCTTTGTTAGACGAGCCTTTGTTTTTCTTGCTGAAGCCATTATAGTCCTTTATCGTGTTTCTTTTTCTGCTCTTCGATATAGTTCTCCAATAACGAAATATAAACTTCTCTCTCCCACGGCAACATATCTTCAAGATCTGATATGCTAAACTTGTGTAAGTACATCAAAAGAAAGTTTGATTTGTAATACACGAACATATCAGCATGAGAGAGAATCAATCGAAAAAATTTGAGAGCCCTCTTATGGTCTTTGAATGCTTGTGTCCGCATTCTGCACAGGTGTATTCAATTTCATGCTTGAATACTGGCATGTTTTGAAAGAATGTTTCATCAATCTTTTCAATTTGTTTCTTTGTCAGTCCCTCAAAGAATTCATTCAGTTCTTCTCTTGTTTGTTCATTAGCTAAAAAGATTTCTTCTGCTGTATAGATGTAGTCAAGACAAGAAATAATAGCGTCGACACCCGTCACGTTATCAAACAAAGAGAGATCTTTTATGCTGGGATATTTCATCATGACACCAACATCATCATAAAGGTCTATCTTTTTACTGTGATTCTCGGGAAAATGTACCTCAATGTTCTCCAAGTAAATTCTAACCGGAATTCTTGGGTGTGTTACATCCGCGTCACATGGCATGGTTAGATCAATAATCTCACCTACAGACTTAGAACGAATGCGAGTCATAATGTACTCGATATCAAACAGAGTTAGGTCCTCAACGTTATCAATACCCGTAACGCAAGCGGCTATGATTTCTTTGACTGAGTTTGCAATGATGCTTAGATCATCTGACTGCTGTGCTTGTACGAGAACTTTTTCTTCTCTTACAGTAAACTGCCTGAATTTTACTCTCTTTTTTGTAGATGGTATCGTTAGTTCAAAAATAGGCAGGAGGGGTTTTGGTAAAGACATTTCATTGTTCCTTTTTCATATTCTGTAACATGTTGTAAAGATCTTTTGTGCTACCTTGGAACACAATAGAATTGTTTACTACTTTTTGGGGACCCGGTTCTTCGGTCCTTTTGCCGCTGATCTTTTGTTTCTTTTCGTGTGTGTCGAGCAACTGAAGATTCATGTCCGAAAGATTTTTCATCAGAGTGCCCACAACTTCAAATGCTCTGGGACTATCAGATCCTTTTGCTAATTCAAGAGCATACTGAAGTGCATCTTGTCCTTGTTGCAGCAAACTATACATGTTGGATCTGACATGATTTGTATCGGCTTGTAGGAGTTCGGAATCAGAACCATCTTGAGGCGGGACAACACCCTGGTCATCTATAACAGATACTTCCATGGGTGGTGCTCCGAAAATAGCCGAAAGATTCTTATCGACCTTCTCTTGAGGAGTCGCTGGAGAGTCTATCTCGATAATCTGCTCTATCTTCTCTATATTCTCTTCCATAATCGTAGTTGCTTTCATGTTCAGTATTCTCATCATATCTAGTTGGGCGTGTGGGTTGTTTATAAGTCACCATCTTTTCCTGCCCACGGCTCCATGCTGTGATGCCCAAAATAGCACCCATAGCCATATGGAACAATCCCGCGCCCATTAGGGTTAGTGGATCCCACTGATCTATTTGTGTTATGTTAGACGAAAATTTGCTTATCTGAGCAAATGTGTATAAAATTGGAAAAATTATGAAATCAAAGATACACACAACCATGTACATCCACGCCATAGCGGGACGCCACTTCTTGTTTATCCAGGTTTCATTTTCGGGTTTTATTTGGTTGGAGTTCATGGGAACACGTTTCTAATATCCAAGAAATTTTCAAAGTCCTGAACATCGGCACCAATCAACTGTTGATTTAGTGGTTCGTTTAATTCCGCGGACGTCATTATTTCGGTTGTGTAGTATTTGTAATCAAACTGAACGTCAAGAGTCATGATGTTGTTGTTCTCACCTGATAAAGACAGTTGACCCACGCTCTTTGGAAATGCATCATACAGTTTGATTTTGTAGGATGGAGAGTTATCAAGTTTCAGTACACCAATCTCTATTTCTGGTGACTTGAAGTCTTTGGCGTATGCAAATGTTCTGTTTATGGGATCCTGAATTGAATTTACCCACAAATCAAAGAAATAACGTACCTTCATTTCTTTGTCAACATAGAACGTCATGTTTGCACCCGTGAATGCTCTATCATAGGGAGCTTCAAACTGCTCACCCGTTGTTCTAACCGGAGCAGTCGTTACACTTACACCAGTAACCGAAGCTGATTGACACAGTAGAAGAATAGTCTGCAGATCTGTAGTTTCTATGCTTGTTGGTGGTGATATCATTACATAGAAACGATTCTGCTTGGATAAACCAGCAGACTTTACTCGGCTCTTGAATTGTTCGTAAGAAAACATTATACGTTCCTAATAATTTTCATTGAGTCTCGCCACACTTCCTGGGGTGTTGCTCCCGAGAATTGCTCAACAGGAAGCATGATTGCAGTTGCCCAATCCTGTGAGTGTATTGCCTTGAATGGTGATCTGACATGATCATACAAATAGTGTTTTACACAGGGCTTTGCAGCCGCGAACTTACTTACACCATCAATGAGCTGCCAGCTAAATTTTAGTCGAGTCTTTTCATCCAGCCCGGGAGTCGTCTTGAACTGTATTAACCTATCAAGAAGAAGTGCTCTTAGATTGTATGGAAGGTAGTGCAGGTTTAGCGAATAGAAACCGCCGGGTACTAGTTTGAATGGTAGACCAAGAGGAAACTGATCGTAATAGGGCAGCGTGTCTTTGTGTTTTGGATCGTACACGTACATGATCATTGTGCCGGGAAGAATACTAGTTCCTTTGGACTCTTGATCACCTCTCATCAATGACTGGGGTGTGCGGGCACTAACAGTTCTCAAGTCCTTTAGTTGAGATTGAAACCATGCAACACTCTTATTTCTAAGTTGCGATAGTTCGTAGGGATGCTTTTCAAATATCTTAGCTAGTGTGCTTTGTGCTGCCATTGTTTACACCAAAAAGTTCTTTTTCCGTTAGAATGACAAACTTCATCTTTCTTTCCTTAGCGTAAAGCTCCGCGGCTTCCCACTTTGATTGATTCGTTACAAATGTCTCAACCTCTTTCAGATATCGAGGAGTTTGCCTACCTGGAAACTTTGGGGGTTGTGTTTGTTGAAATGGTTTGATCTCAACAATGTATTCTTTTATCTCTCCGTCCGTTCCTCTAATCTTGAGCTTTAGATCTATAAAATACCTGTGGTATCTGCCATCAACTTTGGACAAGTAGGGTATCACCGTCTCCTCTGACGAATATTCTAATACTGATGTATTCATGTCACACCACTCTAACAATCGTCGTTCCCAAGAAGATCTAACCCAAATATCATTTAGGTTTCCTTTATACTTTTCGGGGTTTGATGGCATCCATTTGTATGCTTTCGGATAAGTTTTTGCCATAAATAAATGAGTATTTTACACTTTATTTAGTCTATCCCCATGGCATCAGAAGCAAGAATTAGCTCCCAATCCGGTACCGAGTATCAGAGACACTACGGAGACTCTAAGTACGATTTGAAGTCATACACGTATCCGGAGAACTTGTTTTCCAATAAGAACGAGTTCGCAAATACATGGGTGATGATCAACATCAACGTTCTTGAACAATCAAGCGCGTACAAGCAAGATCAAACAGTTGAGCTAAGTCCCGAGGAACAAGGCAAACGCTGGACACAAGCAGATGCTAGAGACCAATCAGTAGCTGGAGCAACAACGGCAGCCGCAGCCTCGGGTGCCGTAGTTGGTGGGCTAGGTTCTATATTGGCATCGAGAGCAAGTTCAGAAGACATTACAACCACTCTTAAAAGAGTTGCTGCCCCGGCAACAGCAAAAGCTGCTAT